CTGTTTTAAATAGCGGTTTGACTAATGGTCGTGGTCAGGACGATACGAACATAACTTCTCATACAGCAAATGCTTATGTTGAACATATTTTTACTGCTACTGACGCTGACGAAGCCAATGCTCACGTTAACACTCCTCCATTGCATATAACAGTATGCACATCTTTGACTCGCCCTGCTGCCCCCGTAACAAACCAAACTATTTTAGAAACAGACACATTAAGCATGTACTCTTACATAGGTTCTGCATGGCAACAGGTATCATCTACTACTAGTGGCGGGGACTTTTCGCCTCTGCTTTTGATTGGAGCATGAAATGGCAACAGCATACAAATTCGCACAGGTAGCAGGTACGGCCTCAACAGGTACGTTCGCTACCCTGTACACCACGCCTGCTTCCACAGAAGCGGTTATTTCTACCATAGCGGTGACGAACCAGACTGGTTCCGCTGTCACTCTGCGTATTGGTCTGATGGGGACTGCTGGTACTCCTGCTTCGTCTGAGTATCTGGTTTATGACGCTGCTTTGGCTGGTAATGACACGGTTGCTTTGACTTTGGGTGTCACTATGGATGCGGGTAAGTTTATTCGGGTGTCTTCTTCGGCAGCGACTTGTAACTTTACTGCATTTTTGAGTGAGATTTCCTAATGGCAATGTCAACGTTTAGCGGGAGTGGTCTAGGTGTCCCGGCTTCTACCGCCAATTTTACGGACACCGCTACTGGAACTTATAGTTCTGGTGGGGTGAATTACAAGTATCTGACTTTGACGAGTTCAGGTACTGTCACGATTGACCGGGCTGGGTCCGCTGATGTGTTAATTATCGGTGGGGGCGGCGGCGGAGGCGCTGCTGGCGGCGGCGCTGGAGGGGTGCTATACGCAACTTCGGCGTATTTTGCTGTCGCAACTCATACCGTTGTAGTGGGCGCAGGCGGCACAACCCTCTCGAACGGCCAGTCATCCAGCATAGGGGACTACTACGCATCCGGTGGCGGTCATGGCGCGCAATCGTCTAATATTGGTAGCAATGGCGGCTCAGGTGGTGGCGGTGGTTACGCATCGAAGGTTGGCGGATCGGGTGACACAGGTTTAGGTTTTTCTGGTGGAACGGGTGCGGTAAGTGCAGCAGCCGGTGGTGGCGGTGCGTCAGCATCAGGCACTAATGCAAGCGGCACAATTGGCGGTAACGGTGGCAATGGCGTGGCTAACTTAATCACAGGAACCAGTGTGACTTACGGTGGCGGTTCAGGGGGCGGTGGTCAATACACTCAAGGCACGGCTGGCACTGGAGGCGGCGTTGACGCAGTTTTTAACACTACTGCCAACAATGGTGGCGCTAATCTTGGTGGAGGGGGCGGTGGTCAGTACCAATACTCAGTTGGCGGTAATGGTGGGTCAGGAATCGTAATTATTAGGGTGGTCGTGTAAACATGTCTATATCAAAATTTTCTAGTGCCAAAGGCGCTAACTCGAACATCCCCACAGCGGGTCGTTTCGCACAGATCAGCGGTGGTACAGCGTCAACGTACACCGAATCAGGTGTGACGTATAACGTTCATACGTTCCTCGCTGACGGTACTTTGACTGTAACCAATTCCGGTGTAGTGGACTGTCTCGTTGTTGGCGGTGGCGCTGGCGGCGCTTATAACTCAGGCGGTGGTGGCGGTGGCTCAGGGGCTGCTTTTCAGACTCAAGTCTTTTTAGAAGCAGGCGCGACAACTGTAACTATTGGTTCGGGTGGCGCTGGTGGTACATCTAACCAAGGATTTGGTGGTTTCTCAAGTTCTCTAGGTGACGTTGCCGCTGCTGGTGGTGGAGGTGGCGCTCACTACAATGGCGGTCTTGCGGCGGCTGGCGGTTCCGGTGGTGGAGGCTCTGGTGGTGGCGCTGGTGCTCCAGCGATGGACCCAAACACTGGTAGTGCTGGTGGGGGTTCAGTAAACTACAACGGTGGTGGCGGTGGAGGTATCTCTGCGGTAGGTGCCGACGCCGTTTCCGGTGGTGCCGGTAACGGTGGTGCTGGTCTCGCTAACTCTCTACAAACTGGTTCTTCTCAAAACTACGGCGGAGGTGGTGGTGGTGGTTCTCAGTCACCCACTAATACTCCCGGTACGGGAGGCGCAGGTGGTGGTGGTACGGGTGCTAAATACTCTTCCGGCCCTGCTGCTACGGCAGGTACGGCAAATACTGGCGGAGGTGGCGGGGGTGGAACGTCCGGTCAGGCTGCTGGTGCTGGCGGTAGCGGTATTGTTATCGTTCGCACGATAGCCACAACACCCGTAGCGGTACGCAACTTTGCTCAGGTTTCCGGTGGAACGGTGTCTAATTACACGGAGGCCGGTGTCACTTATCAGGTGAACACGTTCACTGCTAATGGGACTCTTAGCGTTACTCGTGAGGGTGCTGCTGACTTGGTTATCGTCGGTGGTGGAGCAGCCGGGGGACAATCCTACGATGCGGCAAATTACAATTACGGCGGCGGTGGTGCAGGAGGAGTTATACAAACTTCCTTTTTCCTGAACTCTGGATCACAAGCAGTAACTATCGGTGCGGGTGGGGTTGTTTTAGATGTTAACGGTGGAAGTGACTCTTCCTTTGACCAGTTCACTGCTGTTGGTGGTGGATTCGGTGGTGCTCGTTTAGAGAATCGTGCTTACACGCAAGCAAGACAAGGTGGTTCTGGTGGTGGTGGAACAGCGTATCCTAATGCCGCTTCCCTAACAGGTTCTATGTCAATAGGTGCCATCGGAATCGTTGGGCAAGGAAACGATGGAGGAAACGGACATAATGGTTCTGGCGGTAGCGCGGGTGCAGGAGGTGGCGGAGGCTCTGCTGCGGTAGGTGCTATCGGAACTGCTTCTGTTGGCGGCGCTGGCGGGGCTGGTATTGCAAGCAGCATAAGCACAGGATCTGTGGTTTATTACGGAGGCGGTGGCGGTGGTGCTCGTTATAGCGGAAGTGGTGGCGCAGGCGGTCTCGGTGGAGGCGGAGCCGGTAGTAGCACTGGTGGCACAGGAACTGCTGGCACAGCCAACACTGGTGGCGGTGGCGGTGGCGCCTACCAAGCGTTTGCTGCTGGTGCTGGTGGTAGCGGTGTATTTATTGTCCGTACTGTCGTATCAACCAGCCAGCCAGACACAACCGTTGTTGCTACTGGTGGAACTGTAACTACCTTCACGGGTGATGGTTCTAACGGTGTAAACGGTCAGGCGTACAAGGTTCACACGTTCACTTCTAGTGGAAACTTTGTGGTTTCTACTGGTGGCAACACCGAAATGCTGATTATCGGCGGCGGTGGAGCCGGTGGTGTAGGTAGCGGCTCAGGAGGTGGCGCGGGAGCGTTCCTTGAAATCAGTCAAGGGTATCTCTCCTCAGGAACAAATGCGGTAGTCGTGGGGGACGGTGGCACTGGGCAGGCAGTTCCATCATCTAGTGGCTCAAGCGCAGGGAATAACGGCAAGGCTTCATCTGTCGGGTCATACTTCGCTCCCGGTGGTGGCGGAGGTGTCGGTGGCTTACTCACAACAGCATCAAATCTATACACCACAATAAACGGATTAAATGGTGGTTCGGGTAGCGGTGGAGCAGGTGGCACTGTTGCTTCTGGTTCTAGTGGGGGTCTCGGCGTTTCTGGATTGGGTAACAATGGTGGATTGGTCGCTGTTGGAATACTTCGTGCGGGAGGTGGAGGCGGCGGCGCTGGTGCTGTTGGTTCGTCACCAGCCATAAATGACGCAGGCGCAAATGGTGGAGCAGGAAAATCTAGCAGCATCACTGGTTCTGCTGTTGTTCTCGCTGGAGGCGGCGGTTCAGGTGCTGGGACGAACGGTGGTACTGGTGGCAGCGGTGGAGGTGGCAATGGGAGTAACCTCAAAACAGGTGTCGCAGGAACAGTCAACACAGGCTCGGGTGGCGGAGGCGCTAATCAAACTACTGTGAGTGCGATTGGTGGTTCTGGTGGTTCCGGTATCGTAATCGTCCGGTACGCAGTGTAATGAACACAGCAGAAATACTTGTCCTAGCGGGTGTGGCGGTTGCTATCGTCACTACCCTGCTGGGAGGGTTGATCTGGGTAGTAAATAAGCAGGTTGCAACACTATTAGCGGAACATAAGCCTAACGGCGGGTCTTCTATGAAAGATCAGTTAAATCGAATAGAGTCTAGGCAGGCTACTATAGAAGAAAAGGTTGACAGCCATATAGTATGGCATATTGGTTAACTTATATTGAGAGGTGAGTAATGCCTGCTGAGAAAGATCCCCGCCTAGAACGTGCTGGAGTTTCTGGTTTTAATAAGCCTAAGAGGACTCCTAAACATGCAACGAAGTCTCATGTTGTTGTTGCTAAAGAAGGAAGCAAGGTTAAGACTATCCGTTTTGGTCAGCAGGGTGTGACTGGGGATAAACAGCCTACGAAACGTCAGGCTTCGTTTAAGGCTCGTCATGCTAAGAATATTGCTAAGGGTAAAATGTCAGCGGCTTATTGGGCTAATAAGGAAAAATGGTAGGGTTCAATTAACAGTTAGGGAATTAGATGTACGATAAAAAGAGCAAGAAGTCTACAGGAAAAAAAGTTTCTGCCGGTTCTCACCGTATGCCAGATGGTTCTATTATGAAAAATTCTTCCATGAAGAAAAAAAAGAAGTAAGGGTTGTGGTTTAGCATGTTTACTAAAAACTTTTGGCAAGACACCGTAGAGCGAGCAATTCGTACTGCTGCTCAAGCATTGTTGGCTTTGTGGGCTACTGAAGTGTCTGGAGTCCTTGAAGTTGACTGGATTCAGGCGTTTTCCGTTTCAGCATTTGCTGTGATTATGTCCGTGTTGATGAGTATTGCAGCCACTAATAGAGGTAATGTAGATACTGCTTCTCTTCGGAAGGGTGAGTAATTGTGGCTGAACTTTGTGCAGGTGGGAAGAAACTACGCCGTCAAGTGAATTATAGGTGGCCTCGTAGAGATCGGGCCAGCGATGGCTGGATTGGGGATCGTGACCACCAAAATAGGAAGTCCGACCATAATCCATATATGGGTGTTGTATACGCAATAGACCTTGATGAGAACATGGGCAAGGTTGGCAAGTGGCGTAACGGCAGGACTGCTCAGCGTCTTGCTGACGAACTCATTGCCTACGCTGCATCTAATCTACCCGGAAGCAACAGGGTCAAGTACGTTGTGTATGAGGGATCTATTGCCAGCGGAACTTACAAGAAGACCTTCTGGCGGTGGCGCGGTAAGAAATATGGTCACACTCAGCACATTCATGTGTCGTTTACCCACGCAGCCAAAGATGACGGTCAAGTGTTTCCTTTACCTTGTCTAACCAAGAACGCTAAGAAGAAGAAAAAGTGGCGTAAGGCGCTTGGATAATGCGCGTATGGCTAATTTCTGATCTTCAGGTTCCATACCATGATCAGAAAGCGGTTGACGCTATTTCTGAATGTATTAAAGATCTTCGTCAACCAGAGGATATTGTTTGTACGGTTGGTGATGAGATTGATTTGCCTCAGATTTCTCGCTGGACTCAAGGTAAGGCTGGCGAGTGGGAGCGTTCCATTGCCCGTGACCGGGATAAGACCGTGGAGATATTAGCCAATCTGGGCGTTAATCATTGCGTCAGGTCAAACCACACGGATAGGCTATTTAACTCCCTAGAATCGCGCTTACCGGGCCTTCTAGGGCTACCTGAGATGACTTTGCAGAACTTCTTGA